CATGATAGCAAAAGATCCTGGACAAATGCATTACTATATCAGTTTAGTTAAAAGTGGTATTAGAATTGCAGGTTGTATTGTAGCAGTTTTATTTCAAAGTATAACAATATTGGCTGTCTCTCTTTTAGTTGCTGAAATATTAGGCATACTAGAAGAAGTGATTGATTAATGTTTAAAGTATATGAAATAAAATTTAAAGATGGCTTTGTGTATTATGGATATACTGCAAAGCCTTTTAACCTTAGACTTAAAGAACATTTAAAAGCAAGTCAAAAAGGTAAAAGCCTACTTTACAAAAAAATGAGAAATGCAGAATATGACTGTGACTGTAGGGTTGTACAAACATTCCCTACAATGGAAGAAGCATTAGAATGGGAAAAGAAACTTATAAAGAGAACTCCACATAATTTAAAGTTAAATAAAAGTTGGGGAGGAGAGAATGGCGAAAATAACTACAGAAGATGGAAACAACAAGACATCATCAAAAAACATTACAAAAGGAAAAGGACAAAATACAAATTTTAACCATCCAGCATACACTAGGTATCCTCAAATGATGGGTAAAAATTATTTTGGGCCTGAAGGAACGGTTTCTGCTGATTACATAAACAGTGAAAAAAATTTAAGGTTTTCTAAATGGGAAAAAACTTTTGCAATAAAACCTCAAAAAACAATAAGTGGTAAAATAGTTTGGTTAAAAACAATTTACAAAAGAAGGAGATGGATGCATATTGAACCTCCACAATTTCCTGTAAACACTTTTAATAAAGTAGAGTATGCAGAATGGGAAGATATACTTAACTTAAAAATGAAAAAATAATATGAAAGATATAAAAGACGCAATAAGAACTGTTCCTAACTTTCCTAAAGAAGGAATACAATTTAGAGATATTACAAGTTTACTTGAAGAACCAGAAGCATTTAACAAGGCATTAATAGAAATGACTGCACATTGTATGATGTTTCAAGCAACAAAAATTGTAGGAATAGAAAGCAGAGGATTTATTTTTAGTTCTCCTATTGCTAGAGATATGGAGTTACCATTTATATTAGCAAGAAAGCCTAATAAATTACCTAATCCTACATATCAAAGAAGTTATGATTTGGAATATGGAAGTAATACATTACATATACAACAAAACTCTAATTTGACAGTTTCAGATAAAATTGTTATAATAGATGACTTAATAGCAACTGGTGGTACTGCAAAAGCAATCGCTAGTTTGATATGTCAATGTTGGAATATTCCAAAAGAAAATATACTTATTTTGGCTTTAGTAGACTTACCAGATTTAGGTGGTAGTGTTGCAATAAAAGATTTAGGTTTTAATGTGGAAACATTAATAGAGTTTGAAGGAGAATAATGCCTAAGAAACCACAAATACCCTTAAAAGAAATAATGGCGGCTATCGATAAAAAGGATAGGAACTTTTATAATAATTTAAGTGATGAGCAAAAGAAGGCCTTTAGTGCCTGGATGATGATGAGGTATTGCAGTAGTGTCCAAGGCAGAGATGCCGCAAACTATATTTACATGACTAACGAACTTGTTAATTATCAGTTTAGTGAAGTTAGTAAACATCCTGAGTTGCAATGGCTTTTATTAAGTGCATGTGGTGTTGGTAAAATACAATTTCATCCTTACTTAAAACCGCCTAATAGCAGAAAAAAGAAAAATAAAATATTTGAATTTATCTATAGTATATATCCACATATGAAGGCAGAAGATATAAACAATATGATAGATATTAATACAAAGGAAGAATTAACAGAATTTGCAGTAGCACACGGATACGATGACAAAACAATTAAAGACATCTTCGGAAAGTAACACTTGTAAATGGTGTGGAAAGACTTTTATGAGCGAAAGAACATTAGCCGCTCATATGTGTATCAAAAAAAGACGTTGGGCAGACAAAGATTTAACACATACAAGATTAGGATACAGGGTATTCCAGATGTTTTATGAAATGAATACTACTGCTAAAAATCCTAAAACACAAGAAGAGTTTATACAAAGTCAATACTATGAAGGATTTGTTAAATTTGGAAGGAGTTGTTTAACAAATGAATATTTACAGCCTGATCAGTTTGCAGAATGGCTAATTAAAACAGGTAAAAAATTAAAAGATTGGAGCAAAGATAGTTTGTATGATGAATTTTTGCTAACTTATGTAAAAAAAGAGCCTGGTATGAAAGCATTGGAAAGAAATATTATGTATTTAGATGCTTGGGCAAATGAAAATGATACACAATGGCAGGAATATTTTAAAGAAGTATCTACTCCAAGAGCAGTACATGATATAAGAAGTGCTAAAATATCTCCCTGGCTAATTTACTTGTCTGAAACAGGAGATTCTCTTTTGACTAGATTAAATGATGAGCAGGTAAAAATGATAGAGCATATTATAGAAGCAAACTTTTGGATGAAATTATTTGTACAAAATAAGGAAGAAGTTGCAGAAGTTAAAAAAGCATGTGAGGTAGCAGGTATATGAGTAAAAGTAAAAAAGAAAAGTTTGATTTGAACGATATAGACAGTATTGCAACAGAATGGAAACCTAGTGTTGTTAATTGGGATATTATACAACGTATGCGATTTAAAAATGCAGATGCTGAAATAGAACCAAATGACAGTTATTCAACAGGCGAAAGAAAATTTAAAAAACAGTAAAATGAAAGTAGTAGATTATTTTGGTCCTAAAGTTGCAAAAGTAAAACTATCAGAACACGATTCTGAAACTCTTTACAAATACTGTTTAGAGGCACAGGAACCATATAATAGTAAACTATTAGGAAATGTTAGAGAGCAAAATAGTTTGACAGAGTATTTACAAAATACAAATTTATGTAAAACAATATCAAATTACATGGAAAATTATTTAAATTTTGTAGATGCAGGATACTGGGAAAAAGCAGTAGAATCTAAACAAATACCAAATTTTTTAGAAATGACAGATGCATGGTATAATAAACAAGTACATATGGAAAATACTGTTTTACATGATCATAGGCATAGTGCAGATTTAGTTTGTGTAATTTTTCCTAAAATTTATTTAGATGAAGATGCAGAATATTTTAAAACACATCAAATACCTAATCAGAAAGGACAATTATTTTTTATATATGCTGACTCTATAAAAAATGATTTTGGCAAAAGTTCTATAGAAGTACAGCCAGAGGAAGGAGACATGTTTATTTTTCCTTCTCAATTAAGCCATTATACTGCTCCTGTTTTAGGAAAAAGTTATAGATACAGTATAAGTTGTAATTTTAGTTTTACAACAAAAGCAAAAAATTTATTACATAAAATGAGCAAAAATGAAAATTGATTTTGATGTAGATATTGATATGGGTAACAGAGATGACTTTTTAAAGTTGGTTAATGTTACTCCTGCAAGTATAGAAAAAGAAGGCAAATACACTAAACACAATACTGGTGTTTACTTTCAAAATATTTCTAAGTTTCCATTAGAAGGATACAGCACAATAGATCACAAACAAGCAGAAGAAGATGGTTGGTTTAAAGTAGATTTTCTTAATAATCATATATACAAAGATGTAGTTGATGAACAACATCTGGATAAATTAATTGCAACAGAGCCTATGTGGGAATTATTAAAGCACCAGGAAGTTGTTGAACAATTATTTCATATAAACAATCACTTTGATATTTTAAAAAAATATCCTCCTAAAAGCCTAGAGGATTTAGCAGTAATTCTAGCAATAATTAGACCTGGTAAAAGGCATCTTGTAGGTAAAAGTTGGGAGCAAATTGTAAAAAATGTTTGGATAAAGCCTGATAATGACACTTACTTCTTTAAAAAGAGTCATAGTTATGGGTATGCATTAGCAATTATTGTACAATTAAATTTGATTTGTGAACAGTTGGGTTAGTCTTTAGGTTTAATTACTAATTGAACACCACGACGTTTTATACGTTTTCTTAATAAATTTTGTAAACTGGTCATAGGACCAAATAAAACTTCTATATCTTTCATAACAAATGTTCTTAAGCATTTATGAAATTGTTTCATCTCATAATGTAAAAATATATCAATAGGTAATTGTCTATTACTTTCCCACCACCATGTTTCGCCTAATTCTAAAAACTGCCTTCTTTCGTCATTAGATGGTATTTTTTCTATATCATAAAATGTAAGTATTGTGTTGTCATGATTTACAACTACACCTACATATTCTTGACCTGCATAGGTAATTCCAGTTAGAAAAGGGTACTTCTCAGATGTCTCCGTTATTAAATTATCTTTCTCCACAAAAGTATTTATGCTGTTAAACGATAAATAGTATATTATTAAGAGTAAAAAAATATGACATATGGCGATCACAGACTATATCTTTATGAAGATAATTTTGAATTGGTAGTTGATGCCTATGGAATCTACGTGGATAACAGACCAATGAATAATAGAAAATTAGTTGCCCATAAAGGCATTTACAACGAAGTAAAATTTACTATCAGAAACAGAGATAGAAAGTTGCAAAACGTTTTTAGTGATACTTTATCAGCAACATTGATAAATCCAACAACTAAAAGAAGAATTTTTACTAAAATTTTAGAGCAAACAAGTGATGTTGGTTGTGTAAAACTTATTTTAGATGAGGGAGATTTACAAAATGTTGATGAAGGTTTATATACAATTTATATAACCAGAGTTAAAACTGACGGCAATGAGTATCCTGTTTTTGCAGATCAAAATAATGGTCTTAAGTTTCAAATACAGATAGACGCTCAAGCAAAATCAGAACCTGTAGAAACACAATTAGCAAACTCATTTACTCAGGTTGCTGATACAGGCACAGGAGATCCTGCAAATATATTTACTACAAGTGCAATATTTGGTAATCAGGATAGAAATTTTAGTCATGCTTTACATAGTATTGCAATTTATCCTAATGCTTACACAGGAAATATTACAATACAAGG